TCCAGCAATTTTCATTAGTTTTTCAAAGTCTTTCATTTTATAATTCTCCGTATGAAGTGTTCGGGGGTTAAATTTTGTTATTCTGCGTACTCGTCTAAATCACGCTCAATCATTTCTCGTTGACATGCAATAATGTCTGTGTTATTTTTTAAAACATATTCATTTATTTTTTTTGCTGCTTGTTTTAACGCAGGTATTGCATTTTCATCAATGATAACAGGGATTCCTTCTTTGACATGACGCAATAAACCACCAACAAACTTATTGTCGTATTGAATTGGCACCTGTATTGTTGTGCCAAAAGAACCATTGCCTTTAACAAAATTTCGTGATTGACGTAAAACTTCAACTTGTGTCCCGTTAGCAATTAATGGTTCAATTAATTTTCCAAATAATTGTTTTTCTTTTGAAATTGCTAAATTTTCCGCATCTTCATTGTAATCTACTTGATGTTTACGTGGACCTGGTTCTTCACCTTGAATTGTATAACTAATGTTATATTCTTTACTATCAGGAGAAGCTATTTTGGTTACTTCATCAATGATTAGCGATTTACTGGTTTTCAATTGTTTTTTGACAAGTTTCTTTTGAATAAAAAACAATAGAATATCATTATGCTCAGCAAATCCTAACGATGCTTCTTGTAAAGTTACCTTTTCAAACAGTTCATTAATTTTCATTATTCTGCGTACTCGTCTAAGTCTCTTTCAATTAATGCTCGTTGACATGCAACGATGTCGGTATTTTTTTGAATACAAGAATTGATAATATCAGCCGACATTCTTAATTCACTACTGGCATTTGGGCCAACTAAAATTGGTTTTTTAGATTTAAGATGATGCAATAAGCCCCCTTTAAAATTATTATCATACTCCCACATATCAATAAAAACTCCTAAAGAGTTTTTTGATTGTTGCCCATTTTCAGTCCAACTAACAGAAAAACTCATATCAGTTCCGAGAAGTACTTTAATTTGAGAAATTATAGAATTATCTCCATAGGGATGCATTAGCGCTTTCTTACTTGGATTATGCCATATAGGCATCTTCTTAAGTCCATTTACATAAATCTGATAATCATTCCATCCACGTTTCCATATATCAATATCAGTTATTTCTAATTTCATCATACTACGTGAATCACGTACTGCCATGTTTTCATTATGCATCACTAATGTTTTTCCAATAAGTTTTTCTTTTATATAATTTAAAACGTATAGGTCTTTATTAAACTTAGTTGGTGCTGCTTCAGTAAATAGTTCGTTAATTTTCATTATTCTGCGTACTCGTCTAAATTCTTTTCAATTAGTTCTCGTTGGCATGCAATGACATTTACGTTATTCTTAATGGCGTCATTGACAATCTTTGCTGCCTCTAATAATTGTTCTGATGCTTTAGCTCCAACTATAACCGGAACTTTATCTTTGACATTAGACAATAAACCGCCAACATAATTGCCAGGATATTGAGCTTTTATTTTTACTCCATCAATGCCTATCATCCCTTGTGATTGATAGTTTTGACTTTCATATCCACCCACTTTACTACCTTTTGGTAAAAAGCTTTTTATCTTCTTGAGCATGCCTTGTTGATATTCTTTATGCTCTCTTAGCGGATGCCAATCTATAGTTTTATCATAAATGATTAACAATTTCTCAGGGTCACGAAAAGAATTAAATGCAACATTTTTTATAATGACTGCTGATGATGGGTCAGATAAAGTAACTCGGGTAAGTTCTTTACCAATAAGTATTATCTGTAACGCATCTCGTAAAGTATCATTCCAGTCTGCCCAACCTGCTGATGAAGTTGATGCCTCAGTAATCAAAGACAGAGCTGAGTCAATATCCTTAATACCTGCAATCTCAAACAGCTCTTTCATTGATTTTTCTGATTTCATTTTGACTTACTCCGGTTTTCCTGCTACAAAAAATGTCATGATATTTCCAACTGTTCCATTGCCTTCCCAAGTATCACCCTTAATATACCCGCCTTTTGGTTGAGTTATAAGATATCCTTCATTACGTAAAGAATTGTAGAACTTATCTAGTATTTTGTTAAATGCTTCATAAGAATTGTGAATGTTATGCAAATCATTTGCTTTTGTAATAACTGGTATTCTAAATCTAGCAACAGGTGTTTTTCCATCAAGAAAATCTTTATCTACAATTAGCTTATACATTTTATTCGACAGGTTTTCAGTTTCGCTGGTTCTAAGCGAACCAAAATCTTTTTCAAATGCTGCACTTATTTTATCGGCAATTTGTTTTGTAGTAAGGTCGACTTCTCGTAGATTAACTTCGGTAATCAAAGATAGAGCTTTATCAATATCTTTAATACCAGCAATTTCAAACAATTCTTTCATTGATTTTTCTGGTTTCATTTTTATTTTCTCCCTGGTTCTTTATTTTTTTGTAACTATTGATAGTAAGAATTTTTTGATTTCTTTTTCTAAATGCTTTTGAGCACTTTTGTCTTCTACCACAATTTCAGCTAAGGTTACTATCTTTTGATTTTCTAAGCTTTCACGAACAAGGTTAGGGCGAGCATCAGGAGCTGAAGGATTATCAACGATATCAACAGTCACAAAGCTAAAGCCAGATACTTTACCGTCAGCACCGACTGAACCTGTACCACGAGAAGAAACACCAAGTCTAACACCACCTTCAAGAATCGCTTTTGCAATTTGACCAGATGGAGTATTCAAAAGTTTCATTTTACCAACTACGTTTGAACCATCCATTCTCATTTCAGTAATAGCATGAGATACGTTGGCAAGGTTGATAGCGATATTGTTAGGGTGGGTCAGCTCACCCATGATTAGCTGACCGCTTGCAATCTTTTTAGAGTTTTCTTCAACAACTTTCAACATTTCTGCTAATTGATACTCGCGGCCATTTCCATTGATAACGCCTGCTTGCATCATAATGCCAGAAAGATAATAGTTTTTGCCATCATCAATGCTTTCAATTAAGTTAGCTTGATCAGGAGTTAGGTCTTCAGTAAGTAATATTTGTTGTGACATGATATTGTCTCTCCATGTATTTGTAGATTTTTAAGTGATTATCTATTTAGGATAATCTTTGATTTTTATAGACCTAAATTGTCCATGCCACCACCGGCTCCTGGTGCTCCAAGTCCCATGTCGTCAGCTCCACCACCAAGACCACCACCTAAATCACCACCAAGACCACCACCTAAATCATCACCTGGAGGAGGGCTTCCTCCTCCCATGTCCATACCTAACTCATCTCCGCCTCCGCCTCCACCAGCCGGAGCTTCATCTGACTCGATATGTTTAGGTTTGATTTTCGCGGCTTGTCTAGCTTCCATTTGAACTGGGTCATAGATTTGACGTAAATCAGAAACATTAGCATCTTCATCAATCTCAAGTTCTTGTTTGAGCATTTTCTCATTCATTTGCAAGTCATCTTCAGTTAAGCCTAAGTAACGTTTTAGTTTCCATCTCATTGACAACTGTTTGACATCTTCAATCGATTTGAATGCATTGATTAAGTCTGAGTCAAGAGCATTTTGACGGTAGATACCAAAGTTTTGTGGTTCAGGTAATCTAAGAAGGAATAACCAATCTTCGACATTGATACCAATCGTTTTGAGATAGAGTTTGAACTGTTCGTCCATCACACATTCAATCTTGTTCTGTAATCGACGGATGTAGTTGGCAAATCGTAACTCGTCAAGAAGTGCAACACCTAACTTACCGTCATTGTATTGTTGAGGTTGTGCATCTGCTCCACCTAAGTAAGAGGTTGGAACACGTAAGCCTTTGTAAAGCTTTTCACGGAAGTATTTCAACTCATTCAATTCACCCAAGTTTTCGCCACCTGGCAATACTTCTACACGAGAAGAACGACCTGAGGCAGTCACTGGAAAGTAATAGTCTTCAGAGATACTGTTAGGATTATAAGTTCCGTCGATGACGTCTTGATTGTTGGTTGTGTTAGGCATTCTCTTTTGACGTATCTCATTCTTGATGTTCTCAAGATATTGCTTAACACGTTGTTGAGGCATATTACCAACGTCAACATAGAAGACTCGACGTTCAGGTGCCCTAACAAGACGGTAGATGATGACAGAGTCTTCTAACATTGAAAGCTGTTTGAAGGTTCTAAAGATTGGTTGAAGAACACTTTCGCCGAATGGAGCACTTTCACCCATGTCATCAGACAGGGTAAAGTGGATAATCCCTGCAGCAGGTACGACCTCTACATCAGTCACCTTACCTGCATATCCAACCATTCCACCACCATCGCCTTTTAGTTGGTATGCAACTCGGTCACCATTTTCGTCAAGATAGATACCCAATACTTTAGATGGGTCAAGGTATTCCCACTTTTTAGTATCAGCCGACTTCTTGAAGAAGCAGTCGCCATACTTTGACATAATGCGACCAATGCGGAAGATGCGATTGCTAAAGTCTTGAACGCGAGACCATTGTCTAAGAGCCGCACGAATAGTAGTAACGGTATTTTCCGATACTTCCTGGTCATCTTCAGTTTGATACTCTATTTCGAATGGAAGATTGGTGGTTTCGTCGTCATTTGATATTTCTTCAGCGATAATATCAAGAGCACGAGAGATGTCAATATCATTATCCATGCTATCATACTGAATGTATCGTTGCATACGAGTTCCAGCGCCTTTCATTACTTGAGTTAGAAAAGCAACAGACGATGCAGCGTTTGAGAACCCGTTAGGTCCATTCATATTAGTCGAGTCAGCATGCAATTGAGTATATTGCTTCTGACTCGATACTGGAGTGATTATTCTGAAGTAACTTTGTAAAGTTGCCATTTAGTATTCCGTATTAGTTGATATATTCATAACGACCACCTCTGCCAAATAATGATGAATGACCTGGAATTGGTTTGAGACTTTTTGCATTCTTATAAGCTTCATCACTTGCTGTCACTAATGCGGCAAGCATATCAAGCTGGTCTTGTTCTATATTTAGTGACTTAGTTTGTGTGTCATTCAAAGTTGTTAGATAATTACCAAGTTTAGCGATAGTATCTTTTGACAGCCTAATAACTGGAGCATCAGCTTCGTTTGAACTACTTGAACTTGATGTTCCAGCAGTTGAACCACCTATTGGGGTTACTCTAGAAGCTGTTGACGCAGATGGTTGTGGACTATAGATTGATGGGGGATTCGTTCCTACCGGATATGAACTTGATATACCAGATGTTGGAGACGCATCACTTGAACCTTCTCCTCCTCCCGATGCACCATATAAACCAACACCTGCGCCAATCACTCCACCTGCTAAACCGACTAACGGGTTACCAGATAGCATTCCCAATGATGCACCGGACATCGCGCCTGATGCCATTGCAGCCAATTTTCCGCCAGTTGATACTTCGCCAGTTTCCGGGTTAGTTTGATTGTCAATAATAGCATTAGCCGCTAAACCTGAAGCTAATGCACCAACTCCAAAACCTGTTGGCTTCAACGCCCCAGCTAATCGGCTAACATTTCCAGCTCTTGGTCTTGCAGGTGTCGTTCTATTTCTAACCCCACCTCGTCTTCTTCTTTGACTTTCTTCTCTTCTACGTCGTTCAGCTCTTTCTTGTGCGGTTCCACCACTACTATCATCACCTGTCGATGATGACATACTACCAGTGTTCTTGTCAATATTGAACAACGAATTTTTCATGCTTCTGAAAGTTTCAATAACTGAACCTCCGGCTCTAAAAAGCAGAAGCAAGCCACCAGCAGCAAGAGCAATTCCACCAATAGCTTTTACAATCGGGTCAGTGATAACAGTCTCAATACTATGTCCAATGTCAATCAATGTTGCTGCCCAAGGCGGTATCTTGATATCTCCATCAACGGTTTGACGACCAAAAGCTTTCTCAGCAAACTTGCCTAAAGCATCGGTTGTTTTAGAAGCTTCTCGTCCTTGTTCCATCATAGCAAGTAACGGTCCTGATAAACCACCAACTAAAGACTGGATAATGTTCTCATCGCCATAACTTCCGCGTCTTCTAACATCAGCGCGTTTTTGCATTTCAACCGCAGCTTCCATTAGTTCTTTCTTCTCATCAGCTGTAGCTCTATCACCTTTACGAACTATTTGACCAAGTTGAGCTGCATTCTTCATTCCAAGAACACCTGCTAATTGTTGGAACTTTGCTGCTTGGGTAAATCTGTCTGCTAACTTTTCTTTGCCTAAATCCTGAATAGAGATAAGTGCTTTATTAGCGGATTGAGCTGAAAGTCCTAACTTGACGAAGTCTTCACGTAATTTGAACATCGCATTCATTCTTACTTCTCGCTCGTCTCGACCTATACCATTCAATTGCTCTTGAACAGATTGAGCGTCAAAAAGCTCATCATTAAGAGCTTTGAACTCTGAAGCTGAAGCACCTGTCAATACTTTCAATCGGCCATATGCTTCCGTTTGAGTCTTCATAGCCTTTCTTACTTTATCATTACTTGTGATGTCAATACCTGCTTTAGTTGCATTCTTTGCAAAATCAACCGCAGTCTTAGCAGCATCTTCATTACCCATGCCTAACAAAATCAAACTCTTTTGACCTTCATCTAAGGCATCTGCAAAATCACCAACATTATCACCAACGCTATAAGCCATTCTTCGGTTCTCTTGGAAGATTTTAGCAGTTTCTTCAAAACTAATACCTAACTGAACTTGTGCTTCTTTGAGTCTTGCAAAACTTCCTAAGTAATCATTTGCGCCAAGCATACCAATATCAGCAGCTTTAGTAAACTGGTCATAGACTTTGACAATGCTATCGCCAAGCATCATAACACCTAAAGCAAATAACCCAAATGGGCCTTTGCCTCCAAATAATGCGCTAGCGTATTTTCCAAACTTATCATGGAACGATTGTGTCATTTTAGCAATAGTCATATGCTTGACTGCAATCTCTTGCATTTTTATCATATCAGCTTTGATTTGATTTGTATGATTTCGAATAGCCTGAACATTTTGAACTCGTCCATGTTCATCCATCATATTAGTTTTTCTTGCAATTTCCAGAATCTCTCGTTGATGGTCTGTTAAATTACCAGTAGCTTGTTCAAGCTCGTATAGACTTTCAATGTATTCCGATGTTTGATTTCCGTGCTCTTTCAGTAATGCTTCAAATACTTTACCATCTTTATTCAGTTCATCAATTGCTTCAGACAAATCTTGAACCGAAGACAACTCTCGACCTAAATTAGTAAAGCTTGATAGTGTATCACTTGCATCAAGTAGCTTAGTAATATACTTATCATATGCCGCATTTTGAAGACTTGAACCTTCGACCATTCCAGCTAACATTGAAGACTGAGCGGAAATGGATTTGTTCATGCTCAAGTTATAGTCTTCAAAAGCATTCCAGTTTGCACGAACAGGTTCGGTCAAACTTGATAAAGCTCGACCTAATCTTCTCGAACTATTTTGGATAATTTCTGATTGTTCTATTTCCCCACGTCTAGCTTCAAGAATGATTTCACGTGCTATTTGAGCTTCTTCGCGTTGGTCAGCAAGAAGTTGTCTTCTATCATCTGATAACCTTTCTTCATGTCCTTCAACGCTATTCTTTAAGTCTTCAATAGAGTTTATCAAACTATCAAGAGTTTGTTCTAACTCTTGTGTAGTGCGGTTCTGTAGGGCTTCACGACGTCGTTGAGCAGCATCACTTTGAGTATTACTTCCGCTATCGTTAGTCCCACTTCCTGCTCCTCGTCGGTCACTTCCTCTATCACCACCCGAACCAACTGAAGCACTACCATTACTAAGTGCTCTTTCTATCTTTAGAAGAATTTGGTATGTTTCTTCTCGTAATTGTGCTTCAGAAACTGCTCTTGCCATAATTTGTATTTCTCTCTCTTGCTTTGCAGTGATGTTGGGTATATGGTGGGTATTTACAAAGTATAAATAGTTTTAGTATTTATTGTATAATCATAACTCTATATTATAAGGTTTCTTACATCATGTTAAATGAACACAATCCACTTCTCGCTAAATTAAAACTTCCAGGCCGAGTTCTTCAATTACCTTCTAGAGGTCTTCTATATTCGAACGGGGAATTAGATAGTAGTATTACTGCTGGAGAATTACATATTCAGCCAATGAATGCATTTGATGAAGTAGTTCTCAAGAATCCTGATATGTTATTTACCGGTAAAGCATTAGACCCAGTATTCTCAAATTGTATTCAAGGAATTATAAAACCAACTGAACTATTTGGTAAAGATGTTGATGCTATTATGCTATTCTTGAGATTAGTGACTTATGGACCAAGTTATGAAATTACTGCCAATCATCGTTGCGAAAACGGAAGACAACATACATATACTATTGATTTAGAACAAGTATTATCAACAATAAAGTATCTTGACTCAACTATTCTAGAAAATCAGTTTGTGGTTAGATTAGAAAATGGACAAATAGTAAAACTTCAACCTGCTAGATATGACAAAATTATTGAAGTGTTACAAGCAAACGAAGGCAAAGAAAAACTCTCAGTTGAGGATATTCAAAACAATATCTTTATGAACCTAATGAGTGTTATTCAGAGTATTGACGGAATTGAAGATAGAAATTTGATTAGCGAATGGATTAGATCTGCTGGAGCAAATCATATTGACCGAATAGCAGGATATCTTGATGATATCAATAATTGGGGATTAGATTTGACATCTACTTTAGTATGTCGTGATTGTGGTGAAAAATTTGATGTTGAACTTCCATTGAACCCTATAAGTTTTTTCTCCTAATGCTCCGTTCAGGTGAATTAGCACGAATTCAAGCACTAATTGACCAGCTCGGAGCAGAGATAAAATCAATCATTCAAAGTTGTTTAGAACTATCTTGGTATTCTCGTGGTGCATGGGATTATCATACAACTTTGCAAATGACAGCGGGTGAACGTGACATTGCTTCCGACTTTATCAATAAAAGATTAGAGCAGGAAGCTAAGAAACACAACCCTGTGTATTAGCGATTAGGAGTGTTTTTGAAAGAACGTTTTAACGAACGGTAAGTGCCGCGAACTGAAGCAGGTTCGTTGGTCATTTGCCCATAAGCAACAAACGTTGCATTGTATTTTGGACGACCTGTTTCGCTATCAACAATTGGACCACCATCAATATCTTTCAATAGTTCAAAGTGATACTTGCGACGGCTTTCGTTTTCAACCAATTGTCTGTCTAAGACAATGCCACTAGAAGCAGCCATAACACGAGCAGCTTTTCTTAATGCTTTTGCAGTTTTTAAGTTCATATGGGTATTTCCTAAAAGTATTATTGAAGTTATATTATATCACAATATCCAAAAAGAGTTATGTTTTAGAAGCTCTAACAAATGACAGACTTTATCGCCAGATGGTAAAGTCATATGTTTGCATGGGAGTTCAATGTGAGGTCTTACTGCGGCATAGTAAGGGGTGTTGTTCCATTTCATAATCACAATTCCTTCTTTATTGACCTTGACTTTATCAACATCAACTTCATCAAGCCAACCATACACACTATGCTTTCCGACAAAGAGGGACTCAAAGCTATCAGGAGTTTTGTATGCTTTAGTCTCAATCACAAATCGAAACTTTACTCCTGCTTCTTCTTCATTACTTGGCACTACATCACCAACATAATGTTCAAGTGTTTGCTTAGAGAACATATGTCCTCTAAACCCAAAGTTCTTTCCGCCAGTAATTGCACCAGATTGTTGTGTTCTTACGAATTTAAGGGGTGCCAAATGTTCTGCTAAAAGTTTTGAGAGCTTCAGTTCATTTGAAGAACCTTTACTTTTGGAATTTATTCGCTTCTTCTTT